GCCGCCAGCGGCGGAAACAGGGAGGAGTTGTTGGGGCAGCGGCCAGCAAGACGCAAGTACCGCCCAAGGCACGATGCGGATGCTGGGTGCCGCAACCCGGAAGAAGCGGAGGGCATTTCCAATCATTCCCCTGCTCTTATTTATTCATCTCCTGTAAAATCTTTGCGATCTGGGCGGGGGTATAGCCCTCCTGCCGCAGGGCGGAGGTGATGGCTACATCGCTCTTGCCCTGACTGCGCAGCAGCGCTGCCGTGTAGGGCACCCCGGCGCTGACGGTGCTGCGGCTGCCGCCGGAAGCAGAACCGCTGCTGCCGGAGCTGCCGGACTTTGTGCCCGCAGCCGCCGCCTTACCGGCGGCCTGTGCGGCCTTTTGCTGGGCGCTGGCCTGCTTCAGTGCCCACTCGCCCTTGGCGATGTTCAGCTTCTGGCTGGTCACGTTGTTGTTGAAAGCCTGCTGCTTCAGCGCGTCCTGATAGGCGCGCTCGCTGGCGGTGTTGTCGTACTGCTGCTGGGTCAGTGCGTCCTGACGCTGCTTCTCCTGCATCTGCTGGCTCCACTGGGTGTCGGCGCGCTCCGCCTCGTAGGCGCGGTTGCCGGAGTAGATGTTGTACCCGGTGTTCAGCAGGCTGCCCGCCAGCGTACCCAGCCCGGTAGTGCCGCTGATGGCCAGCTGTACCACATCCCCGATGACCCCCAGCACAGTCATAACATTGTTGAACGCCTGCTGGCGCTGGTTGATCTGTGCCTGCTCCTGCGCGGTATAGTAGCCGTGCAGGGTGTCCAGCCGGTTCAGGTGCTCCTGATACAGGCCGTAGTCTTTGGCGTAGGCGTCGTTGTAGGCCTCGCCCTTCTGCTGCAGCTGGGTATAGTAGTCCTGCAGCTGACGGTCATACAGGCTCTGGGCGTTCTGCTCCTGTCCGTTCAGCTGGTCCAGCCGGTTCACCAGCTCCTCGCCGCCGCTCTGGTAGGTATCCAGCGCCAGACTGTACAGGGTGGGGATGGCGCTTGCCAGCCCGCCGATCTGCTGTTGATAGGCCTGCTGCGCCGCACTGGTAGCATAGCTGGAGCCGTAGCCGCCGGTCAGGGCTGCCGCCTGCGCCGCCGCGTCCGCGCTGGCGTTGTGGGCGTTCTGGGTGTACAGCTGCTCATACTGGCGGTAGAGCGGGTCGCGGGTGTAGCTGTACTGAAAATTCTCCCGTTCCAGCAGCTGCCCCAGCAGGCTGTTGATCTTATCCTGATAGCTGCTCTGGTAGTCTGCAGGGCGGTTCTGCTGCCACTGCTTCAGGGCATCGGCCGCATCAGTCACCTGCTGACTGGGGCGGTAGCTGGCGTCTGCCATAGCCTTTTCCACCTCGGCGCGGCTGTTCAGCCCCTCAGTGCTGTAAGCGGACTGTGCGGCAGGCTGCGCCTGCGTTTGCACTTCCGGCTGCAGCAGTTCCTCCTTCTTTTTGGATGCCATAAAATTCTCCTTTCATGCTTATAGTCCCTGCAGCTTGCTGCGCAGGGTGTCAGACATATTCTCCGTATCCAGATTGGTCAGTACATACTGCAGCTGCTCCTGCATCTGGTACAGATAGCTGCGCAGCGCCCGGGCATCCTCCGGGTCCATGTTATCGCTGAGCTTGGGAACGCCCAGCTTGCTCAGGCCGTTCATGCTTGCCATGAGGTATCCTCCTCCCATAATTTTCCCTTTGCCTGGGCGATAGTGCGCACAAGACTGCGCAGGGTGATCTGCCCTTTGCCGCGCAGCCGCAGCCGCAGCGACCCGCACCGCCGGGGCACAAAAGGCAGGTCATAGCTGCGGCGGCTGCCCTGGGCGGCAAGGGAAGCCACCGTCTCCCACGCGCCGCCGTCATAGCTTACCGCCACCTCCACCGTGCTGGTGCGTTCGGCGTCCAGCCGCAAGGTCAGCCGGGAGAGGTACCGCTGCTCGGTGCCGTCCAGCCCCACATCGCCGGTGACCAGCTCAAAGGGGATGTCCGTTTCCACACCGTCGGTGCTCTTCCAGTCCGGCTCGCGGGTGGGGTCTGCCGCCCATAGTGCCTGCCCATCCCACAGATAAAGCTGCCCGCCGGTGCTGGTCATATCGCAGGAGCAGACGTCCTCCTCGCTCCACAGCCCCTTCTCGGTGTCGTAGACCAGCAGACGGGCACTCTCCCGGGAGATGTGCAGGTAGTACCGGCCATCCAGCGCACCGCCCACGGCGCTTTGCACGTTGGCAAGCTTTGCGGCGTCCAGCGCACCGGACACCTTGGTGGGCAGACTGCCATCCCACGCCATGACGCCGTCCGGCGAAAGATAATACAGCGTCTCGTTCAGCACGCACAGGCTGCGGGCGGCGTTTTTGGCCACGCCCCGGCAGCGCAGGCTGGAAAGCTGAAAATCTGAAGGCTTGGAGCCGTACAGCTTGTGCAGGGTGTTCTCTTTAAAGAACAGCGCATAGCCCATGCAGGAAGCTGCCCCGGTAAAGGTGCCATCGCTGCCCACGGTGACAGCGTAGCTGTCCGCTGCAATGCCCCGGTAGCTGAACCAGTTGGTGGGGTCGCCCAGCTTGCAGCCGTAGATGACGTTCTCCTTGCTGCTGCAGCCCCACACCCGGTTGTCGCACTCGGTCACAAAATCCAGTTCCGGCACCCGGCGCTCTATGGATACTGTCTGGGCGGTGTCCACTCTGCGGTGCTGCTTGCCGTCCATGCTCTGCCACTGGGCGGCGGCGGTGTTCTGCACCAGTGTGCCGTAGAAATACTCGCCCTGCGGGGTACAGCGCACCCGCAGCCAGTCCTCGCCCACGTCATATACGATCTGATCTCCGTTCATCTCCGGGCTCTGCCCCGCCGCCTCGGTGGCTGCGCCCTGCACGGTCACGGTGTCCCACTGCCGGAACAGCTCCCCCAGCCCTGCCGCCGTGATGCGGCAGTATTCCAGCGGGATGGCCGCCCAGCTGCCGGAGTTTTTGCTGTACATCTCCAGCGTGCTGTCGTACCGCCACGGATGGCCGGCATCCTCCACCTTTAAAAACAGCTGCCCGTCTGCCGGGTCGGCGGGCTCGTCCCGGCCAAAGCTCTCCACCCGATAGATCTTGCCTGCGGCATCGCAGGGGGCAAAGGTCACACTTTTGCCCGCCGCTGTCCACAGTGCTCCCAGTGCTGTCACGCTGCCGTCTGCCGTATCAAAGGCCAGCTTGTCCGGGAAGATCAGGATCTTTGTGCCGATGCCCACCAGTGCCTTCCGGCCATCGGTCACGGCGTCCGGCTTTGTCACCGCCGGGGCAGCGGCATCGTCCGGGGTATAAACGATGTCCCGCCCGCAGACCGTCAGCAGGCCGTTCAGGTGGTACATCCCGTTCAGTCCGGTCAGCGCCCGCAGTTTGCGGCGCGGGGTGCGGGTGCTCAGGGCGGGGAAATCCCGGGCAGAAAAGTTCACCCCGGCGCTGTACTCTGCCTCCGAGCAGCCGTAGGTCTCGTTCAGGCCGCCAAAGGCCCGCAGCAGCTGCCGGGTGTTGGCAAGCCGCATTCTGTCTGCCAGTACCATCGCCTCACCTCCTTACCAGCGCCACTGCGCCCGGCTGCGGGGCGGGTAGTTTTGCCGCAGCCAGACCGCCAGCTCTGCATACAGGGCGTTGTACTGCGCCTGCTCCCCTGCGTAGCGGTCGGTCTCGCCCAGGGCGGCATCCATCTGCGCACACAGCAGGTGCGGGTACAGGGCATCAAAGGGCGGCGGTGCCAGCAGCGTCTGGTCGTCCTGCACCGGCTGCTCCCATGGACGGTCTGCGCCCACCGCGTCAAACGCTCCGGCGGCGCTGCGGTCAAACAGCTTTGTACGCAGCAGGGCGTCCGCCTCCCGCAGCCACTGCAGCCGGGTCTCGGTCTCAATGCGGCAGTTCGGGCGCAGCTGCTCGGCACGCTCCAAAGCCTCTCCTACAGTCATCTCATCACATCCTTTTTATAAAAAGCCCGGCCGGGGGCATTTCTCCCAGCCGGGCAGCGTTGATATTGCAGATTTTACTGCGCTGCATTCTCCGCAGCGGCAATGCGGGCAGCGGTCAGCTCGTCCTGACGCTGGCTGTGCTCCAGCACCTCGGCCACAGCGGGCGGCACCTCCACCTCCACGCCCCGGCGGATCTTGTAGTTCACGCCGTTGACGCTGACGAACAGATCGCCCTTGTAGCGGCTGTTGTCCTTGAACAGCCGGATGCGCACATTCTTTTCAGCCATGGGCACCTCCTTAGTTGGCGGCAGCGGTGGCAGAGTAGCTGGACACGCTCTCGATGCGCACCATGTACTGCTCCACCAGACGCTCGGCGGCGCGCATGCCCTTCCAGCCCACAGAGGCGCGCTGGTTCAGCGGGTCGTCGCCGTAGCCCAGCTGCTTGACGATGTGCTCAAGGCCGCCGCCCTCCAGCTCGGTCACGCCGTAGGCGTGAGCACCCAGCACCAGCGTGCCGAACACCGCCAGATCCGCCGGGCAGGTATCGTCCTTCCAGATCTTGGCCTCGCTGGTCTCGATAAAGCGGATATTGCCCAGCTTGCCGATCTCGCCGCGGAACATGGTGTCGGGGTCGGCGTACTTGTGCACCTCCATAAACTCCTTGCAGGTCTTGAGGTCGTAGGCCGCATAGGGGTGGATGATGGCAACGTAGCTGTCGCCGATGGGGTCAGCGTTCATTGCGCCCAGCTGCGCTGCCGCCTGAAAGAAGAGCTTCGGGGTCAGGGTGCAGCTCCTGTCCAGCGCCTTGCGGCTGGTAACAGCGGTCTCGGTGCCGTCTGCGCCCAGCTTGGGGGCGTAGATGACATTGGTGCCGCCCGCCAGCACATCGCGGGTGATGCTGTCCATGGTGCGGCCGGCCTGACTTGCCAGCACGCGGGTGGCCTGCACCACGTTGTTGTCGATGGCGGTCATCTGCAGCACATCGGTCAGCGGGGTCCAGCCGCCGTACTGGTGCAGGTCGCTGGTGATGCTGGTCACGTTCAGTGCCTGACCGTTGGGGGTAACGCCCTCGGTCAGCGGGGTGCTGGCCTTGGGCAGGCTGTCATACTTGCGGAACTCGATGGTCTTGCCGCCGTTCTGGGGCACAGGGTAGTAATCCGCAAACTGGTCGTGCACAAGGCGCGGCTCGGCCTGATCGATCAGGCGCTTCTCGTAAAAGGTCTTCATCTCCACCGACATAGTGCCGGTGGTGTTGGTCTGCGCGTCCGCAAACAGCTGGATGTTGAAATTCATCATGCTTTTTTCCTTTCTCCTGTCAGGTTAAAGTTCGATCTGTGCACCGTGCAGCACACGGCGCTCCAAAGCTTCCCGCTGGGCGCGGGTCATGGCGGCTACGTCTGGCCGTACCGAGGCGGCAGCGCCGGGGCGCAGACCGTTTTCCAGCGGACGCGCGGCACGCTGCTGCACCCGCTCCACCACCCCCTGCTCCACGGTCTGTGCCGTGGTGCGCAGGGCATCCTCGTAGTGGGCAAGGCGGTAGGCATCCTGCACCCGCATACCGGGCAGCTGCATCAGGCGGCGCATCTCCGGGTCCTTCAGCTCTGCTTTCAGGTCAAAGCCCGGCTGGCTGCGGCGCATGGCCGCTTCCTCTGCCGCCCAGCGGGCGTGCAGACTGCGCACCGTGTTTTCCAACGGCAGCGGCAGGGGCGGCAGTGCCGGGCGCTGCGGCTGTGCGGGCGCTTCCGGCTGCTTCTCCGGCTCTGCCGGGGTCTGCCGGGGCGCTTCCGGCTGCGGGGCGGGGGCTTCCGGTTTCAGAGTACCGGCCGCCACCGCCTGCCGGGTCTGCTCCGGGCTCAGCGCGGGTGCGGCTTCTTCTTCCGCAAACAGCTGCAGGTCCATCATGCTCTGCTGTCCGCTGCGGCTCACATCCGCAAAGCGCAGGTTGTCCGGGTAACGCTCGGCCAGCAGGGTAAAGCCCGCCTTGGCCAGCTCAAACGCGCCCTGCACCCACGGTGTTACCGGTGCCTGTGCCGCCACGGCAAGGCGCGGGCCATCCGGCTCGTCCCATGCATCGCTGCAGGCGTTTTCCTCCCCTGCCAGCAGGTACACCAGCGCCTGCATCAGGGTGCTTGCGCCAGCGCATACGATATCCTGCCCGGCGGGCGCGTAGCCCGCGTGACCGGCGGCTTCCAGCCGCAGGCTCAGCCCCTCGGGGCCGTCCAGCTCGCTGTAGCATACCTTGATCATCTCACTTCACCTCCTTTCCATTCCAGTTCATGGCGCGGGCAGCTGCCGCCACCGGCAGCTGTGCCGTCAGCCCGGCAGTGTCCTGCGCCGTTTGGGTGCCGCCGGGCTTCTGGGCAAGGGCAGCAGACAGTCTTGCCATCTGCCCTTGCAGCTGCACCAGCTGCTGCGCCAGTGTGCCGTTCTGCCGCACCCGGGCGCGCACCTTTTCCACCCCTTCAAAGTCCATCATTTCCAGCGCCGCAAGGGCAGCGTCCGCGTTGGCGGGGTCGAAGAAGCCCAGCTTGTAGCACTCCTTGGCGGTCTCGTTCTGGGACAGGCGGCTGAAGGTGCTCTTTTTGGCGGCGCTGACCACGATGTCAAAGACAGGCTCCCGGCTGCCCAGCTCCACCCCGCCCACGGCGGGCACGGGCTTTGCGCGCAGCCCCTGCGCCGAGAAGGGCACGAACTCGCGCTCGCCGCGCTGGCCGGTGATGCGGAACACCCGCTGCTCGTCGTAGAACTGCCGCATCAGCTCAATGATAAGGTAGCACTGCCTTGCAAAGGCGCGGTAGGCGCTCTTGAGCATATCCCGGCTCAGCTTGCTGCCCGCCTCCTGCAAGGCGGCGATGGCGCTGGCGGCGGTCACGCCGCCGGTGGTGCCGCCCTGCGTCAGGTCGCGGTTGCCGCTGATCTCCTTCAGCTCCTCGATGCGGCTGTTGCGGTAGCTCAGACTGTTGCCCTGCAAACCCGCCGTCTGCAGCGGACGGAAGCTGTCCTCGTTCAGGCGGCCGACAACATGCACGATATCCCGGCTCAGGTCGGCCAGCTCTTCCTCGTTCACCCCGGCGGTGTCGCTGAGCACATACCGCTGACGGGAGGCCAGCAGCACGTTCTCGTCCATGGCGTGGTTCATCCGGTCAATGGCGTTCTGGCAGTCCTTCATCACGTCGATGTAGCCGAACCCGGCGGGAGAATCCTCCTCCACGAACAGTGGGTCAAACACAAAGGGGTACTTGCCGTGGTCGTACAGCCCGCGCGCCGCCAGCGCCGGGTCGTTCTGGCTGGCATACAGCACCACCCCGTTGCAAAGCTTGCAGTAGTGCAGCCGCAATTTGCCGCTCTCGTCCGGGCGCTTATAGTACCAGTCCACTACCACGCTCTTGTTGGCGGTGGTCTGGCCGTCCTCGTGGATGTACCGGGGCACGTCCACCACACCGGCGGCGTGCCCTGCCAGCTGCGGATACTGCGCGGTCAGCCGGGCGGTGTCCTCAAGGCTGAGGTGGAATAAGTCCGGCGAGTCCTGAATATCCTGCACGCCGGGCTCCCAGTAGAGCATAAGCAGGTTGACGCTGCGCACCGCAATATCGCCCAGCCCGCCGCGCGCCGCCGGGTCCCAGAAGATGCCGGTAACGCCGGTGCCCTGCTTGAGCTTGCGCCACCAGACATCGCTGTACACCTGCTCGTAATCCGCCTGCTCCAGCACCACCGGCAGCACGCTGGAAAGCGCCTGCGCCGTGGCCTGATCGTCTGCTGCCCGGGGCAGCACCATGGGCTCGGGGTAGTTGTCCATGGCATCGGCGTGCTTGTTGGCGATGCTGTTGAACAGCCACCCGCTGGAGGGCTGCGCCTTGCCGGGCATCAGCGGGTCGCGGTAGTTTTTCCAGTGTCCCATACGGAACCACAGCTCGTTGTCGATCAGGCGCTTGTCCAGCGCCGCCTTGCCCGCCCTGTAGCGCTGCAGCGTCTGCAGCGCAGCCGCCGCTTCTGCCGCGCCGATGGGCAGAGCTTCTGCTCTTGTATCTTCCATTGTTCTTTCCTTTCTGTCCTGTTTTTCAGATGCGGTAGAACCGCGCCTGCCGGTGCAGCTCCAGCGGGTCGTCCGGCCTTGGCGGCGCGGCCGAAGCTTCGGGCGGGCTGATGGGATGCTCCATCAGCACATAGCGGCACTCATCGTAGATATGATCCTCCTGCCGGGTGTCGATATCCTCCACATTGCTCTCGTCGTACACAAGGTTCGGCAGGGTGCGGATGAAGTGCTTGCAGCTGCTGAACACCTGCAGCATCGGCCTTCCGTCCGGCGCAAACCGCAGCCGGTAGTGGAACTGCATCTTGCCCGCCAGCCGGGTGTGGTCCCCGGGCTGCCAGCGCAGAAAATGCGGGCTGCGCTCCATCATGGCCGCAATGCTCTCGCCCCGGCTCTCGTCAAAGATGGCGGGGTCTGCCACCCCGTGGATCACCCTGCCCCGCAGCAGCGGGTCGTTCTGCTCGGCCTCCCGGATGCGCTTGGCCTGCTCCACCGGGTCGATGCGCAGCCCCTCGTTGGGGCGTCCGGTGCAGCCGTACAGCTCCTTGATGCGGTACAGCCGCCCCTCCTCGTCCACCGCGTACCACCCCACCGAAAAGGGCTTGGAAAAACCGAAGTCGTACCCGCGCCAGATGGGCCAGTGCTTGGGGATGGCAAAGGGCGCAATGACGTGGGTCCAGCGCTGATCCTGATAATGCGCCGGGTCGTTGCGCCATTCGGTGAACACCTGCCCGGAAAAGCTGTCCCAGCTGCCGTAGAGCAGCGCCTGCTTTTCCGCTTCCGGCAGGCTGGCAAGGCTTGCCAGATACCCGGGGTCGTTGGCCAGCAGCGCAGGGTTATCGAACACGCTGGACGGGATGAACACCCGCGCCCGCTCCATCTGCTGGTCGGTGCCGTCCGGCAGACGCACCGTGACGGTTTCCACAATGGGGGTGCCGGGCGGGGCGGGGGTGATGAACCGCGCCTTCACCCAGCCGTGACCGATGCCGCCGGGGTTGGTGGTGGCACGCATATACACCCGGGTGCCCGGCCCGGTGGGGCGGTTGCGGCTCATCATGTAGCTGTACTCGTCCCACTCAAAGTGGGTCAGCTCGTCAAAGCCGATAAAATCGTAGGCTTTGCCCTGATAGTTGGTGCGATCCTTGGTGTACTGCATGGAGCCAAACCAGATCTTTGCCCCGCTGGGAAACACCCATACATGGGAGGTAGCGTTGTACTGCGCTTCTGGGAACGCCCGGCGGTAGTACAGCTGGCTTTTATCCACAAGGTCGGAAAGCTGTGGGTAGGTCTTGCGCAGGATCAGCGCCCGGTAATGCGGGATATGCACCTGCCGCAGCGCTTCGATCAGCAGCGCGTCGCTCTTGCCGCCGCCCGCCGCGCCGCCGTACAGCGCCTCCGGTTCCGGTCTGCGCATAAATTCCAGCTGCCGGGGCTGCGGCTTCCATACGATGACTGCACGCTCGGTTCTGTTCATGGCTTTTCCTCCTGTTCCACCGGCGGCAGCAGCACCACGCCGCACTCTGTTCCTTCCAGCTCTGTGCCCTGATCGTTCAGGGTCTTTACCACGCCCGCCAGATCCTTGAGCACGGCGGTAGCCTCCTTCAGCCCCTTCATCATCCCGGGGTCGGGGGTGTTTTCCCGCCGGGCGGCCTTCTGCCGCTCGTTCAGTTCCTTTACCTCCTGCGCCAGCAGGGTGCTCAGGGTATCGGCGGCGCGGTTCAGGCTCTTCAGCCCGGCGGCGGGCTTTGTCTGCCCCATGATGTTCTTCCTCCTTTCGTCCGGTGTTCCGGGCTCTGTACACAGGATATCACCCGCCCGCTTTGCCCGACAGTGTGCACTTTTGCAGGGCCATAATGTATTTTTGTGCAAGTACTATCCAAAACGTATATTTTGTATTTTCAAGGCAGAACGCAGCTGCGTCAGTTTTGTTATTTCAGGCAGTGCAGCACGCAGAAAACGGCCGCTCGTATTTCGGGCGCTTCCCACAAAAACGTTCGCTGCGCCCTGACCGCCCTGTTACTATAAAGGTACAGCGCCGCCCCACCCGGGGAGTAAACATTTTTCTCGACCCGTGTTGTTTTTCCCTTCCGGTAAGAGTGTATAAAAGGCGTTTTCTTTCCGCTGTGTAGTATCCCTGAAAATATCTTTCAAAAAATGTATTGCCCCTTTTCGCTGTTTTTTAGCAAGTGTGCAACATTCAGTCATGTTCAAGCATGTTTTTTTACATACCTTCATCATATTTTTATGTTGGTTGCATCGGTATGAAAAATTATGATAATTCGCGAAAAGATTTTGTAACCTTTGGTCCGCTTTTGTAGAAACGTAACAAAACATTTGCACCAATCTTGTGAACTTATTCTCTTGCGGAACACCCCCACACAAAGGTATAATACTGTCATGGATTACGGACACATGCGACAAATGCGTCTGTGAATATGCTGTGACACACAAATGAAGGAGATTACTATTATGAAAATGATTTCTCGTCGCGACTTCCTGAAGGCTTCCGCTGTTGTGGGCGCTACCGCTGCTATGACCGCTTGCGGCGGCGCTTCCTCCACCAGCACCGCTGCTTCCAGCGTTGCTTCTTCCACCGCTGCTTCTGCCGCTGCTACCAACGGCTCCGCCAACATCGGCGTTTGCATCTATCAGTTTGCTGATAACTTCATGACCCTGTACCGCTCCGATCTGGAAGGCTACCTGAAGGACATGGGCTACTCCGTCACCATCATGGACGGCAAGAACGACCAGAACACCCAGACCGAGTAGATCAACACCTTCCTGCAGCAGGGCGTGGACGTGC